GCGTATGAAAAAATAGCGCATCACCAGCATTTAATTTATACGATTTTTTTACATTCGGGAATTCAGTCTCACCACCCTCGTAATCATCTGTGAGAGCCAATATGAATGTGTAGAGCCTACTATTCTCCTCCCCTATAAAAGCATCTTGGTGAGGCTTGTAATGACCACCCTCGTCATAATGAAGCACTTGCAACTGTTCACAATGATCGATAGTTTTGTTAACATGTCCGACACATCTCTCCATCACGGATCTAACAATTGGATCCGTCTTCTGAAGCCACGCGGTGCGGCTTTGACGAACCTCTTTATTTACACTACCATTCTTGTCGACGAGTGAGTCTGATAACCTCCCACCAGCCTCTTTGATGATATGTTGTCGTTCCTCGGGTGATAGAAAGCCTTTCAAAACTTTAGGGCTTTTGTACACCGGTAATAAATACAGTACCAGTAGTATCACTACCAGTATGAGTATCATCATGCTATTGTATTCCTATATATTTATATTCTTTGGTAATTTACAATTGTATCGTTTTCTAATATCTGAAAGCACCTCGTTACTGTACTCCACAATTCCCTGTAAGATTGCTTCATGGTCAGTATGATTGTCTGGATCAATTATATACTGCCTCAATACATCACCCCCCGTGTGAACGATCATTTCATATATGTTCACGATATCCCCGATCTTATCTACAAACTTTTCTTGTCGCTGTAGGACGTTTTTAAAGTCTTCTTCAGACATTTCGTTAAGCATGTATCCTATTCTAAATTGCATGTTATCTGGGGGTCGTGTATCCATGTATGTCATTAACCTATCCGTTTCATAGATGATCATCGCGTACTGAAGTATTCTGGTAGATGCGACTTTTTCTCTGAGTTCTCTAAAGGAGGGTATCCCACCACATGGGATATCACCATGCTCCCTAGATGTATGGGTTTTACGTTTAAACTGTATGAAGTGGGGGTTGTGAATCCTCCCGGTGTCGATTTCACCAGTTCTCCAATCGAATACACAGTGACAAGATGTGCACCACATTTGTGCACATCCATCTGTTCTATGAATTAAAATTCCACATTTTGGGCATGGTTTACTATCCCTTTTAATCAATTCTATCGTCTTAACTGTATCAGGGTTACACACGTGGTCGTCATGTTTCACATCGTTACATTTCTCACAAAAGTAATTCGTACACAATCCACAATACATATTTTCACTCAAGAATCCTTTGCAGTTGTCACTTGGACATTTGTGGACAAACTTTCTGGCTTCGATGGTGGATGATTGAGCCCCCAGTCGTAATATTTCCAGGTGCCTATATATATTCTCCATGCTCCTGTAAATTGATAGTATTTCTGGGTGATTACGTAGATTTATAATATCCTCCTGTGATCTAATATGAATGGCATGTAATTCGATCAGTCTCTCTTTTTGGGATCGTAACATTTTATTCAATCTTCTCATGTTCAATATTCGCTCTACTTCGGGTTGTGTTTCAGGCATTAATAGTTTTTCACGCTCAAATAATACTTCTTCACGATGTTTTCTATATTCTGAACTCCTGAAGTATCTTGTGCAAAATGAATCTACAAATTCACGGTTCCACTTTGTATTACATTTCATACAATGTGGATCTTTATCAGATGACAGGATGTAGATTTGACAGCAATTTTTACAAACAGTATAGTCACAATATAAACAGTCTACCTTTTTATTTTTCAATTTGTTGAATTTTTCACAACATACTTGACAATCATCCATCTAACTTAAAGATAGGTCAAACCTTTAAATTAATTAGAGAAATAATTTGAAGATAACGTACAATGCCCCCTGCTATTGGAATCGATTTAGGCACCACGTATTCATGTGTCGGTGTATGGCAAAATGATCGCGTAGAAATTTTACCCAATGATCAAGGTAATAGAACTACACCTTCATATGTCGCTTTCACTGATAGTGAACGATTAGTGGGGGATGCCGCCAAAAATCAGACAGCAGTGAACCCAACGAACACGGTCTTTGATGCGAAACGATTAATTGGTCGTAAGTTCTCCGATCGGGTTATTCAAGAGGATATGAAAGAATTGTCCTACAAGGTTGTATCTGGTAAAGCTGACAAAGCTACGATTGAAGTTGAGTTCAAGGGGGAGACGAAACGTTTCGAACCAGAGGAGATTTCCTCGATGGTGCTCACCAAGATGAAAGAAGTCGCTGAAACTTTCACTGGTAAAACAGTAACGGACGCGGTCGTTACGGTTCCCGCGTATTTCAATGACGCACAAAGACAAGCGACCAAAGACGCTGCTTCCATCGCTGGTCTAAACTGTCTACGTATCATCAATGAACCTACAGCAGCCGCCATTGCCTACGGTTTGGATAAGGATAAGTCCAAAGAAATGACAGTTCTCATCTTCGATCTCGGTGGTGGGACATTTGATGTATCACTTTTAAACATTGAAGATGGAATTTTCGAAGTGAAAGCGACCGCTGGTGATACCCACTTGGGTGGGGAGGACTTTGACACTCGTCTCGTCAGACACTTCATCCAAGAGTTTAAGCGTAAAAACAAAAAAGATATCAGTGAAAATCCTCGTGCGTTACGAAGACTGCGAACCGCGTGTGAGAGAGCTAAGCGCACCCTGTCGTCAACCGCTCAAACCTCTGTGGAAATTGACTCACTGTATGAAGGTGTTGATTTTTACACTTCCATCACACGTGCTCGGTTCGAGGAACTCAATGTAGACCTGTTCAGAAAGTGTATGGAACCAGTTGAGAGAGTTCTGAGGGATTCAAAGATAGACAAAGCATCTGTCGATGAAATTGTATTGGTTGGTGGTTCCACGAGAATCCCCAAAATTCAACAAATGCTTTCGGAATTTTTCAACGGCAAAGAGTTGAACAAAACTATTAACCCTGATGAAGCTGTTGCATACGGCGCCGCAGTCCAAGCTGCTATTCTGTCTGGGGAAGAGGGAGGTAACGTTCAAGATCTACTCTTGTTGGATGTGGCACCTGTTTCTCTAGGCCTCGAGACTGCGGGTGGAATCATGACCAAAATTGTTGAACGGAACACTACTATTCCCACTAAGAAGGAACAGGTATTTTCAACATATTCTGATAATCAAACCACAGTAAGTATTCAGGTGTATGAGGGTGAAAGGGCCAAGGCCCAAGATAACAACTTACTTGGTAAGTTTGATTTGAACGGTATACCTCCCGCACCGAGGGGGGCTCCCCAGATTTCTGTTACATTTGATATCGATGCGGATGGTATTCTAAACGTGTCCGCCGAAGATAAAGCTTCTGGAAAATCAGAAAAGATTGTAATCACAAACGATAAGGGGAGATTGTCCAAGGATGATATTGAACGCATGTGTAACGATGCGGAGAAATATAAGGAGGAAGATGAAGCGTATTTAAAAAAGGTGCAATCTTTGAACCAATTTGAGGCTACGGTGTATAACGCTCGGTCTAGGGTTGAAGATGAGACGTGCACTCTGAGTGAGGTGGATAAGACTAAAATTAAGGAAAAGGCTGATGAAATGATATCTTGGATAGATAACAATAAAACCGCGGAATTTGAGGAAATAGAGGCAAAGTCTAGTGAATTTATGGGTGTATGTGTCCCGTTATACGCAGAAGAGGCCAAATCCGAAAAAAAGGATGGACCGGTCATTGATGAAATGGATTAAAACTGATCTACAAAACTACCCACGATATTTAACATGTCATCCCTACCATGAATACTTTGAATAAAAAACATTGTCATTTCAGCTTGACCATATGACAAGTATGTATCCCGATACTTTTCATATATAGACGCGAGATCATCTAGGTTGTCACCACACCACTCCTCTACATCCTTCCCTGTCATCTCTCTATGAAGACCCTTTTCGATGAAATCGACAACCTCGTCGCTGAGAGGCATGTCGGTAATCACGGTGCAGTCGTCTTCGTCGGTGTTCATCATATTTGATTACTTTTTACCCTTTTTGGGGTTCGACTTACGTTTCATTTGTCCTTTTTTTTGTGTAGATTTGGTACTTTTTCCGGAGGTCTTCGCAACTTGTCTGTTTATCTTCTTTTGTGCAGCCTTCACCTGGCGCCTCTCTTCCTTTATTTTACCAGACCTTTTTATTCGTTCTATGTTGGTCATCTTGGCAGCTTCAGCTTTGGCTCTAGCAACCTTCTCGGCTTCAGCTTTGGCCCTAGCAACCTTCTCGGCTTCAGCTTTGGCCTTGGCCCTAGCAACCTTCTCGGCTTCAGCTTCAGCTTTGGCCACGGCAGCCTTATCAGCCCCAGACTTCTTTGCAGCTTTCCGAGCCGCAAGTTCAGCCCGTCTCGCATTCGCTTTAAGTGCGGCTTGAGTCGTTATACCTTTTTGAATAAACTTGTTATTTCTTTTCAAAAGACTCGCGGCGGTGGATGCCTTGTTTCCCTTATTTCTGTTCGTGGCAGCTCTTTGTTGTCTAGCCAACTGAACTTTCTGAGCACCAGTTGCACCAGCCAACTCCTTTTGGTTCCTGGCGATTTCAGCTGCACTTTTGACTGCGTTCATCACCTTTTTGGCCTTCATATTTTTCACAGTGGCTTTCAATGATCGAGTGGGTGGCTTCTCAGCTGCTCTTCCACCAAGGGGTATAGGCTTACGAATCACTTTACCTATCGCACCTGAAACCAGAGATTTTGAAGCATTTGAAATCTTTTGATCCACCTGTTTGTTTGCGGATGCACGAATCAAAGTGAAGTTTGCATTCGGTGCGTTAATTCTCTTAATGTATCCAGTCTTGTTTTCTCGTGGAATATTCAGACCCTGAATATACTTTTTGAGTGTGTTTCTTTCACCCTTCTTTGAAAGGTTTACCAACTGTTCTTCGAAAATTCTACGCCTCTCACCCACATTGTTCTTGAGTTGCATGACCTTTTCGAGGTGACCCCGTTTTTTTATTGGTCCAATCTTACTCATTTGAATTTCTTTACGCAACTCAATCTTTTTGTTCATCTGCTTTTCCAGGTTTGTGAGTGTTGCATTATTCTTCGCATTCTTAATTGCAGGATCCCACTTACCAATGCGACCACCAATTCGACCAACCTCATTTTTCGCCTTCTTCATAAGACTATCCCTTTTAGGTGCCAAATTCAATTTGTTAATCGCAGCGGAAGTATTGAAATCGTTTTCTTCTTTGGATTCACCACGCTTTATAGTGGTTGCCTCACCATTGAGACGACCCTTACCCCTCTTACGCGCTTGATTGAAAATCTTAGGGCGAGAAAATGGGTTCTTAGTATTGTTCCACTTAGTCATAAATTCTTTGACATCCTCATTTGTGAGACCCTCAATCTGCTTGATTTTAAATTCCACACCGTTACGAATTTTCTTCTTTGTGTTTGCCTTATTGATTTCTTTACCCTTGATGTTCAGCTGTTTGTTTAGTTCTTCAGAAGCGTTGAATGGTTCGTTGGGTTTATTATTAAACAAAGGATTGTTGATAACCGTGGGTTTTCTAGCATTTGATACTTTTTTTCGAAACTTTTCAACGTAACCAATTTTACCAACAACCTTTTTCAAGTTGTTCTTCCTATTCTTATTGGGCAATTTGGTGTTCTCATTCACAGCCTTTTTCTCTTCGTTGGGATTCTCATTTATCTTGTTCATTGGTGGCTTCTTTTTCGTGTTGAAAGCCCCCATCACACCAATTTTCTTACCCACATTCTTGAACTTACCCTTCACGTTGAAGGGCTTCGATACAGGCACATTTGGCTCGGGTGCGATGGGTGTTGGGGTGTTTTTCTTTTTCGTGTTGAAAGCCCTCATCACACCAATTTTCTTACCCACATTCTTGAACTTACCCTTCACGTTGAAGGGCTTCGATACAGGCACATTTGGCTCAGGTGTGGTGGGTGTTGGGGTGTTTTTCTTTTTCGTGTTGAAAGCCCTCATCACACCAATTTTCTTACCCACATTCTTGAACTTACCCTTCACGTTGAAGGGCTTCGATACAGGCACATTTGGCTCGGGTGCGATGGGTGCAGGTGCAGGGACTGTATTTTCATTTATGATTCGTTTATTCCTGTTCCTATTTATGATATTCTGACGTCTCTCCTCATTTTTAGATTTCCTCTCGAGCTCTCTCAAACGTTTTAGGTTTTTAGTTGCTTGAATCTGTGAAGTCTCCTTCTCTTTTTGTAACAGCCTCGTTTCTAATGCAATCTGTTTACGTTCCTGTTCAGTTCTTGCCTGGCTGTTCTTCTTTTTCAAATCCACCAGTTGTTGATTGTAACGTTCTTGATCGAGTAACTGGGCCTTTGAAAAGATGTCATCTATGTTATCAATCGTTCTAACTCTACTCGCATACGAGAGTCTTTCTGATTGAGACAACTTCTTCAGGGAACTCAAGTTTCTTTTAAGAGAATTCTTAGCTACTTGAATCTTCTTGTTCCTAGTTCGAGCCTGGAGAGCAGTGGATTTACTTTGAGCGTTAGTATTAATTTTTTCTATACTTTGTTGAGCTCTCACATTATTCCTTTTATTGAGAACACTTTGGTTTCTCAACTTTTTAGCTTTCAATAGAGCCTTCTTTTCTTCCTGATTTTGTTCCCGCTCTAGACGATTTTTCTCTTTTTTGGCCTCGATTCTCCCTTTTTCAGTCAGTGCCTTAGAAACTTTATTTTCAGCGTTTTGTATTTTCTGATCATATCTTTTCTGATCCAATTGACTCGCACTTGTAAATACATCATCTATATTCTCCGCAGCCCTAACTCTGGATAGGAAGGAGTTTCTTTCTGAACTGGAGAGTTGTTTGAGAGTAGCGAGATCCTTTTTGAGAGTCTGTTTAGAGATTTTTATAGCATTAGCTTTCCCCACTAAAGTCATTCGTATCTCCTCTTTTTTCAAAGTATTCAAATTCTTCTGAGCTTGAATATTAGCCGCACCCTGTTCCTGTTTTATGCGCCTGTTTTCAGCTACAGCAGCTCTCCTCTCTTCGTCAGTCTTGGCGTTTCTAATCTTTTTGGCCACGCGTTCAGACTCTTCTCCATATCTTTGTTGATCTCTCAATCTGGCCTCTTCAAATATATTATCAAGATTTTCAGGTTTTGAAACTTTAGCTAAAAACATATTGACTTCATCAGGTCTGAGTTTCTTCAAAGTCTTCAATTTCTTCTTCAACGTAGATTTCAACCCTGACACTGGAACGTTGGGGACCGGGCGAGGACCTGGAACGTTGGGGACCGGGCGAGGACCTGGAACGTTGGGGACCGGGCGAGGACCTGGAACGTTGGGGACCGGGCGAGGACCTGGAACGTTGGGGACCGGACGAGGACCTGGAACGTTGGGGACCGGACGAGGACCTGGAACGTTGGGGACCGGACGAGGACCTGGAACGTTGGGGGTACCACCATTCCTACCATTCCTACCATTCATTCCGTTCCTACCATTCATTCCGTTCCTACCTCTCGAAACATTCCTACCACCACTGAGAAATCGTGGTGTGACTCGTTTGAAAACGTTTCCAAACCGTGTTCTATTTGATTTGGGTTCACTGGAGTCATTCCTTTTGAGAAAATTTGGTTTGGGTTGATTCTTAAAAATACTCTCTTTTGGAAATTTGACACTGTTCTTCCCTTCATTGGAGTTGTTTCCGTTATTGAGACGGTTGTTCCTCCCTTCATTGGAGTTGTTCCCGTTATTGAGACGGTTGTTCATCCCTTCGTTGGAGTTGTTCCCATTGTTGAGACGGTTGTTCCCCCCTTCGTTGGAGTTGTTCCCGTTATTGAGACGGTTGTTCCCCCCTTCGTTGGAGTTGTTCCCATTGTTGAGACGGTTGTTCCCCCCTTCGTTGGAGTTGTTCCCATTGTTGAGACGATTTTTCTTCCCCATGTTATTGAGACTCTCGTTGGTGTTTCTTACTTCATTCACATTCATGGCAGAGTTTATATCATTCCTGTCATTCGACAGCTTAGCTTTCCTAGTAGTGGAACGTGTGGAAGATAACTTGATGGGTTCAGAAACTTTCAAGTGTCTCAATCTCTTCCCAATTGCTGTAATCAAATCTGCTTTGGTTTTCTTATCGATATCCTCTAATTTCACCTTACGAGCAAGTTTCTTTATTTCACCGAGCCTCGTTGAGGAATTGAAGAGAAGTTCATAATCCCCAACAGATAAGGGTGACTTCCTATCTGTCATATACGTCTTCTGTTTGTTCAAAACCAATGGTGGTAACGGTAATTTTTCATCCTGTATATTTTTGTAGACTTGACAAATTTCTGTTTTTGTCAGTTTAATATTTTCCCCAGTGTTCAGCTTTATTAGCTTCCGAAGGGTGCTTAGATCCGCGTCTGGGTCACACGCATCTATCATATATATTAGACTGACAAAAAAGTATTTTAAAATGTATAACCGGTGTTAAATAATTTCACTTTTTCTTCATAACTCATATTAAAATCAAATATATTCGTATCTCCTATGTTTATTTCTATTTCTTCTACTGGTCGATCGTATTTTTCTCTATTTGATAACGCAGAACGGATCAGAGTTTCTACAAACTGTCTCGGTGTGTTTATATCATCCTGATAGATCTGACTCGCTACTATTTTCATACATGTAACTTCGTATGGCTTTTTATCTAAGAATGGTGTCAATGGATATTCTTCTTTCATACCACCATCTACATACGTATTATTCATGTATTTTCCACACGAAAATATAAACGGAACCGCCATACTCATACACACTGCATCTATGACCTTCATATCGGGGTGCGAATCTTTAGAAAAATACACAGTTTCTGAAGTATTCAAACAAAACGCCGCAATATATATTTTCATATCTATCTCACTAAATGTAGGGTCCGAACCACAAATATCAACCAGTTTCTTCCTTATCGGGTTGATATCAACGAAACCAAACTTAGTAAAGAATGAACTCAATTTGATCTTCACAAAATTGGAAATGTTCAATGATATAGCCGTTTCCAGTATTTCATCCATGGACATTCCCATAGCTAAAAACAATGCCAGAATGGAACCAGCAGAAGAACCTGATATCTCCTTGATATCCACGAGTTTGGATTCCCTAGCTTTGAGACAACCAATTAGGGAATATATACCCATAGACGCTGGTCCCAAAACGAGATACCTCATCTTCTTCCTACCTAATAGAACTGAGGAAATTGACGCCGCAATATCGCAAAGACAACCGCGAATACGATCGAATGCACCAACGCGGCGGTTATGCTTGTTTGTCCTGATTGGAACACACCCTTGCTCCCTGATGGTAGGGTAAGGAGAAGACCCGGACTCAGAAGTAGGAACAGGGATGTGCTCACTAGGAGGTCTGCCTTGGTCAACACTATACCCATCGCCTTGGCTATGAGACTGTAGACGATAAAGAACACGAGAGCGTGGAAGAATGTGGCTGTTTTGTTTGTTTTTTGGTTTGTGAATGACACTTTTACCCCGTCTGTGGTTAATAGCACACCGGGGCTCAAAGTTAAAAAAAGCGCCGCTGGAATAGCCACTCGTTGAGCGGTAAGGTTGGATGGAAGCATGTTAATATACACCCATATAATTTTCAGCGAAATTCAAAAAGTCGTTGAAACCAGCACCCCTCATCATTTCTCCTCGAAGTCCATTTTGATTTAAGATACGTCCAAGGTTCTTCCAGACGTGGAAGAGGTGCTCTTCATAATCGGATGACACTTTTTCAATAAGAGGGTCATGTTCCATAAAACAGAATTCAACAAAGTCGACGAATTCTCCTGAGTGTTCGATGTGCGCATCGTATAACAATGTCTGTGCTGTATTCCACATCATATGTAGTTCATCTGAGTATTCGACTTCCCAATCTTCGATATTCAGAGGAGCGTTATCATTAATTTCTTCATCATCACTGGCATCAGGGTCATATCCAACTGTCGCTTCGTATACGTATTGACTCCAAACCATTGTGATTAGTTACTTACTTCTTTGGGGGGTTTATCTTTTATACCTGTTAATGAGATTGAGGTTGATTCTTTTGATTTAAGATTATCCTTAATTGCATTTAAAGCGCCTTCGACTTTGGCTTCATCACCAGAGAAGAAGGACATGAGACCATCCTTAATGGCATCCTTATTCATACTACCTTTACGCACCGACTTGCGCAAGTTAATTTTACCTTTCCTGAGGTTAATGGTATCAATGCCCTGATCAACCATGTGTTTCTTCACATTTTCTTTGAGTCTCTTCTCTTCCTGGTTGAGGATTTTGATATCAGATTTCGCATCGGAAAGTTGTTTTGAAAGATCTACAAGTTTTGAGACAGTTTCAGACAGTTCGTTAGAAACACCACTCATTATTAATTATATGTATACCCTAATCTTTAAGCGCACAACCCACGTTGCATGAGATCAGGGACGATAGTGGAATTGTTCCAGACATAGGGATCCTTGGGGTTGGGGGGATCCTTGCGAATCTGCTGATTGGCGTTACGGAGAGTGCCACCGATGGTTTCGGGGAGACCAATTTGCTGACGAGGATCGAGGAAGTTCTGACCGGCGAGGACATCCTCTGGTGCGAACTGACCGAAGTCTTCCTCTGACGCGATCTCACGGGGGAGAAGAGAGGAGGCGAGACCACTACCCTTGTTCATACCACTAGAGCCCGCTGTGGATGGACCCGCGGCGGGGCCAGCGGCAACTGGTCCAGCACCGAAGGGCGCATACTCACGTTCAGTGATAGTGTAAGAAGATTTAGAGTTCAAGTTGCACAGAAGGAAGATAAGGACAGCTACGGCGACCAACATAATAATGTTTTGGTTACGACCTTTCAACATCTTTTATATACTATTAACAAATTTTTTTTACTGCTCGTCATCGACAAAGGCATACTCCTCTGGGTAAGTGTCGATGATTGGCTCTGGATGAAGTCTGACCTGGACAAGATTCCAAGTGCAAGCAAAATTTTTCTTCGCGAACCAAAGTCCTGAAAATTCAAGGATGACGTCACATACCTTGTCCTTCTGGAGAGTTTCAAAATCAACAGCCTCCTGCTGAGAATTGAAAACCTTGGTGACTTCGATTCGTTCACATGTCATGTGATTATCAGTTGTGCTGGGTGTATACGCTCCCCTGATGACACCCTCTGACAATTCCTTACCGAACCAGTCTGTGGAATTTGCTTGGGCGGCTTCAACATTCGCGGTATCAACCGTATTAATCTTATCGATGTTAAAATCAGACACGAGATCAAGGACAGCCTCGTCAGACACGTCAGAAATCTTAACACCGTTCAACTGAATAAAAACTTTACGTTTATCATCGTTGCGAACCTTAACAAATCGGAGGCCGTCATCACCTTTTGAGAGAGTATCGAAAATCATTTATATTATACATAGGGTCTATTTCTTTAACCCAACAAATGGTATAGCCGCAGCCTTGTCTAGAACTGGTTTTGGAACCCATTTGTTTCTCCTGGGTTTATGACCATACAATGTTTTACCCACATTGATTTTCTTTGGTAATTTTTTTGTGTTCTTCACCCTCAGATTCATCTCGTTTTTTACGTATGAGTTGTTAGTCACGTTTTTCCACTTTAGGTTTGTGAGGTTGAAACGCTTATTTCCTGAGCTATTTTCATAGCCGTTGATCTTGATATTATTGGTAGAAGTCTTCAAACCGTGAACCAATTGCTTAGATAATCGCTCATCTGATGGTTTTGTGGTGTACTTGTTATATTTATAGGGGTTTATCTTTGCTGCCCTATTCATAGAGACACGACCATCCTTTTTTGTAGCGGGTTTTGTCCTTACAATTTTACTATGAACACGTTTAAATATAGTTTCCATGGAATCGGATGGTTTCAAATTTTTGATAAAAAGTTTCGACAACTTCAATAACCTCTGACGATCTTTATCTTTTTTTTCTGGGCGTAGTTTTAGTTTTTGCATTAGATAGATGTCTTCTATGAGGAATTCTTTACTGGCGATGAATATCTTCTTATTATTCACCAGTTTACCAGTATCTAAATTGCGATACGTTACACCTCTCTGCCTAGATAGAACGACTTCATACCCAAACTCACTGGGACGCATAAAAGGAATATCTAAAATACCCCCTATGACAGTGTCTTCAATTTTACCAGTTTTTGTTGATAAATGTTTGATATTGAGGTCCAAAGCGAATAGTTCAACGTCTATGAAGACGTCACCCCTGTTTGGTTTATTATCCACTCTCGTCTTCTTTTTCTTAATGAGTAAATACCTCCTAGTCACGTAAGGACCCTTCGCGTTGAAGTTTATTCCCAAAAATTTAAAAACTTTGGGATATTGTTTTCGCATGGCTACGATTCTCTTCTTAATTCGCAAATTGAGCTTTTGTGCGATTTGACCGAGTTTATCCCACAAAATTAGTTTGACAGCTTGGAGTTTGCCGAAAAATTCTGGGTTTACAGACATACGGGGGACGAATTTTGCATCTATGTCACTCGTGACTATTCTGTTCTCGTAATCTGTGTAAAGATTGAACGCTTCACCACCACTTATTACTAGATCACCCATACTTTTCATATGTTCTGTGATTTCACTTACAGTTTGGAGAATTATGTCACGTATACTGTCAGTGACCAACACATACATGAATTTATCAAAACTTTTAGATGAGTGCTTCGTCCGGACTTGTGTTCTGAACTTGTTCAAATCTCTCTGAAGATTACGATCGAAATACTTTTTCAATTTTGGATCACTAAAAAGTAAATGTTCATTCAGGAACTTATCCCTAGTGGGTTTTGAATAAATGTGATCGTCCATTATTATATTGTGATATAATAATATGGTCTGCAACGTCATCGATGAATGTAGATGTTACCAACTGAAGGGTAACATAAATCAATTCTGTGGGGTGCGCCGCGGTGAGAGAGTTGTGAGATGCCCAGATGACTGCTGCTTCGGTGGTTGTGTGTCTGATGGTTCTAAGGTACCCTTCAGGATTATCGACTTCAGTGATATGGTTAGTGTGAAAGACCCGGACCCTGTTAAGACTTATAACCAAATATTACGTATCTTCATCGTTTTCTGTATCATCATAATCATAGACTTAAAGATTAGGGGTCTAAGAAAGATATAATGTCCCTCGAAGCTATCCAAACCGAACTTTCTGCTCTTCGCAACGACGTGAAAAACCTAGCCAAACTTGTTCGTAAGGTGAAGAACACTCAGGAGGATCCTGATGGTGAGAAGGCCAAGAAGCGCGCTGAAAACAACGGATTCAATCGTAAGCAGGAAATTACACCTAAGTTGCGCGAATTTCTTGCAATTGCTGAAGGTGAACTCATCTCTCGTTCCGAGGTGACTAAATTTATCAACAAGTATATCACCGAGAAGGGTCTCAAACACCCTGAGAACGGTCGTCAGATTGTTCTTGACGATAAGCTTCGCGAACTCCTCACCCCTCCCGAGGGCGTCGTCGTGACCTACCTTAACCTTCAGAAGTATCTGTCTCCTCATTACATCAAGAAGGCTTAAAAAATAAAAACATACTAATAATAACAACATGGTGAGCTTAATTGATAAGTCTCAAGTCGAACAAGTTGTTGGTACAAAAATAAAAAACCTAGGTTTGTACCAAAAAGCTTTTACACACAAGTCTGCCCTAAAAGAGTATGATAATCTGACAGAGTCTTTTGAGACCCTAGAATTTATAGGTGATTCCGTTTTGGGATTTGTTATTACTAAATATCTATTTGATCGGTATGAAAATAAACAAGAAGGTTTCCTCACGAAAGCTCGGACAAAGCTCGTTCGTGGTGAAACATTGGCTCACATCGCTAGTCATTTGAACCTCGATAAATACGTCATAATGGATGAAAAAGGGATGAGAAATTCGTGGAACACTAACACCAAAATCTTGGAAGATGTTTTTGAGGCCCTCATTGGAGCCATCTACATGGATATCGGTCTCATTCACGCGAAGGAATTTATTCTTCGGATTTACCAAGACCCTGCCATCATCGATATGAACATGATAATGATAGATGACAATTACAAGGATCATCTCATGCGTTACTGCCAAGTGAATAACTGGGAATTACCTGAATATAGGGTTTCTGGGCACCACGAGGGAGTCTTTTACATTGATATCTACGTTCAAGACGCGTTCTTCGCGAGGGGTGTCGCGAAAAGTAAAAAGCAGGCTGAACAAAATGGAGCACGCAGTTATTTTGAAGCCCTAAGTACATATTCAAACTATGACTTTACTTAAAAAATAGAGACCCTTATAATTTAATATGCACCCAAACGTGAAAGCAGCGCTGGGGAGGGAGTATGCTGCCCAAAAGTCAGATGAGTGGCTCGCCCTCCGTGGTAACATGCTCACTGCTTCAGATGCAGCTACAGCCATCGGTGTTAATAAATACGAAACACCGGCTGAACTCCTACTAAAAAAATGTGGTCTCGGTGAAAAGTTTACGGGTAACGCGGCCACCCGTCACGGTGAGAAATATGAAGATGAAGCACGGATTCTATATGAAGAGCGACATGGGGAGGTTGTCCACGAACTCGGTCTCTGCCCCCATCCAGTGCATTCCTGGTTGGGTGGTAGTCCAGACGGTGTATCCGAATCTGGGAAGTTGGTGGAGATTAAATGCCCCCCGATGCGTCAAATTATACCCGGTGAAGTGCCCATCCATTACATGCCCCAACTTCAACTGTGTATGGAGATTTTAGACCTAGACGAAGCAGACTTTATACAGTATAAACCAGCCGAGACTAATTGGCCTAAACCTGAAGAATTTGACGTCGTTAATGTCAAACGAGACCCTGAATGGTGGAAAACCAATCTCCCAATTATGAGAGAATTTTGGGAAAAGGTTGTCTATTTTAGGGAACACCTAGACGAGCTTCCACCACCTAAGTTGAAGAAAACTCGTAAGAAAAAAGAACAAGAACCGATCAAGTGTGAAATCGAAATACTCCCAGAAGAGGATCCTTACCAAGATGACTAGCCAACAGTATAAACTCGCGACGAGTAAATTAAACACAAGATTATTTATACCTTATCAACGAGATGGTGTAGAATGGATGCTTGGAATGGAAAATCAAACTACGGGACCCAAAGGTGGGTTTCTCTGCGACGAAATGGGTCTGGGTAAGACTGTGCAACTGATTTCTACTTTACTTGGAAATCCCAAACAACGCACTTTAATCATCGTACCCAAATCTATTATTGCACAATGGGTTGAAGAAATCAACCACTTTGCCCCCAGTCTGTCTGTTAGGGTTTTCGACGGGCCGGGGCGAGAACTCGATCGGGAACTCCTGTCATCTCCAGAGAAATGCTCAGTCACGATTACCCCGTATTCCCTAATCAGCGCCAAATCAGAACTTCATAATCTGCATTGGAACCGCGTCATCCTTGACGAAGCCCACGAAATTAGGAACAAGGGTTCAAAGATCTTCAAGAGTGTGTGCCTACTTAAAACAGAAATCAGGTGGATCGTGACTGGGACACCAGTGTTTAATTCGATGCAGGATTTCGTGTCACTCTGCACATTTTTTGGACTGTCCAAGAATTTTGTTCAGGGACGGACGAAGGATGTTAAGGATGTTTACATTCTCAGACGAACGAAGGAAGACCTCTCGAAAGTTAATGAGCGTCTCACACTCCCTCCGTGCAAGTTTGAGAATGTGGAGCTTGACATGTTTGACGAAGAAAAGGCACTTTACGAATTTGTATTCTTGGAGGCCCAGGGTATAATTCAGGACGCTTTTAGGGAAGCTCAAAGTGTGAATGCGAAGAATATGATCATCTTGGAATGTCTTCTGAGAGCTAGACAGTGTATGATATGGCCACAGATGTATCTAAACGGTGTCGGTAAAAAAAATGGAACCAAGCCTACTGTGTGGACTGGTAGATCAAGAAAGATGGAGACCCTATTCCAGATGATCGGTGAACACCCCGACGAGAAGACGCTCATCTTCTGTCAGTTTAAGGGTGAAATGAACTACATTCAATCCCAACTGTCGTGTGAAGTTTTCAGGATTGACGGGTCAGTCTCTAAGGATGCCCGTGTTGAACAGATAAAGGCGTTCAAAAAATCCCCAAAGGGTTCAGTGTTCATCATTCAAATAAAGAGTGGTGGCCAGGGTTTGAATCTCCAAGAAGCAACGAGAGTATACATCACAGGGCCCGCGTGGAATCCAGCGACGGAACTCCAAGCGATCGGTCGAAGTCACCGCATGGGTCAAAATCACGCGGTTTACGTTAAAAAGTTGGTATACAAAGAATGTTCGAGATTTGTGAGTGTCGAGGAAGAGATGATGGCTCTCCAGGGGCACAAATCCCTCGTCTGCTCACAAGTATTAAACGATGAACGAATCAAAACACAAATCCCAGTGAACAGGACGACTGATAAAATTTCAATTTTGGACATCAAAAATATTTTCCGCGCTTAATATAAATGACTGTTGGTTCCCGCGCTGAAGTTTTCCATGGTAACGCGCAATCCACTTCCGGTGGTCTCCGCAAAAGTGATCTCAAGATGAAAGATGGACGCATCATCTCCAAGGCGGCGAGTAAGGCTGCTAAGAAGTCCCTCAAACAAAACCCTACATTCCAGAGGTTCATCGATCTCGCGAAAGAGAAGGCAGAGAAGAAGGGTCGATTCTGCCTCAGCCCCCCGAAGAAATCGAAAACCTACAAAAAAATAATCAAAGATAGTAAGTAAGAATGAGTCTTTCCAAATGGGAAGAATCTGTGAAAGTAGCGAAAATTAAATGTAGTGTCGACCCAAAGAAGTTTACCAGGGTTCAGGGTAAGCTTCTTAAGGAGGCCCAAAAGGTTTATAGTATTATGTTATTAAATAAATCCAAGTCTAAATCTTAAATTGAAATCCCTTCAAATTCTGTGGTTCGTAAACGATAAGTTGATGAAGTTTCCACGTGCATCCAAACTTCCTGTTCAAGAAATACACACTGCCAAGTTCAACTATAGCGTGTCCAGAATTTCTTGAATACAGTCCATTCTGAATTTCATCGTGTGTGGGATTCTTATCCGCGTCAAATACACTCGCCTTGATCTTATCTTCCATCGTGGTATCCACCTTTACACGAAACTTCGGTTCACGACCCGGGGATTCTTTCATATTAGAATTAAACATGGGAACAAGTTCTTCACGTGTCATCTTGCTTCCAAAAATAGATTCACTTTGTTCGTGAACCGAATCTATGATCATATTCTCTAGGAATTTGATAGAATCGTAAAATTTTTTCATATAGCTCTCTTCCTCATCGTATCCCTTGATAGCGAAATCGATGTTGTATTTTGTTGGACCAATTTCTGGGACGAAACCTGAAACACCAAAGGGCATATACATACGAGGGAATTGAATTCGTAGTGGGGTTCCCTGTTTGGTAGATATAACAATTCGTCTGTTATTGAACTGATTAATTTGAATATTTTCGATAGCTTTGTCCATGAGTGCTGTATATAGTTTATGAGTCAAAACTTTAAGCTGAACAAGCTACACAGTCGGGTTCGAGACTAAACTGAATAGGACGCGCTTTGGCCTTACTTCTCAAATAATACATGCCAGTCTTCAACCCAGACTTCCAAGCATACATGTGCATCGAGGAAAGTTTAGACATCGTGGGACTCTCCATGAATAGATTCATCGATTGAGACTGGTCGATGAAACGACCCCGATCCGCTGCCATATCGATAATACATTTCTGACTAATCTCCCACACAGTTTTGTAAAGATTCTTAATATCCTCTGGAATATCTACAATAGTTTGGATAGAACCCCCAGCCTTTACCATCAAATCTTTCATTTCCTTTGACCAGAGACCAACCCTCTTGAGATCATCTACGAGGTGTTTATTCACTACGACAAACTCCCCTGCTAGGGTGCGTCGGAGATAAATATTTGTCGTATACGGTTCAAAACATTCATTGTTTCCTAAAATTTGGGCGGTAGA